AATACACAGCTCCTAAAAACACGAGAAATCAAAGATATTCAAGCTTCTGAAGATGTGGATGCCATTAAGAATAGCCTCTTTAACTTGTTTACAACTATGCCGGGTCAAAAGATATTAAACCCAATTTACGGCTTGAATTTAACTCAATATCTGTTTACTGGTGTTTCTGTTGCCAACGCCAGAATAATAGGAGAAGCAATTAATCAAGGAATTGCCCAATTTGAGCCTAGAATCAAGCTTCTGAAATTAAATATTGAGACAGACTATGATAACAACCAATACAATATATCCATGATTATAAGTGTACCAAGTTTAAATATTAACAATCTACTGCTTAACGGTATATTAGGTGAGTCTGGATATTATTTTAACTAATGAATAACAATTTAACAAGCAACCCATACAATCTCCCAGCAAATGCTTATGCTGCGTTTGACGCCACATCTTTGAAGTCTTTGATGCAGCAAAGACTGGTACAAGGTGGTGTATTTACAGATCAGATATTTGAAGGTAGTAATTTCAATAGCCTGTTAGATATTATTGCGTATAGCTATAATGTATTGTTGTTTTATTTGAACAAAACAGCTAGTGAAAGTCTATTTAACCAAGCTCAGTTGTATGAGAACATGAATAAGGTGGTAAAGATTTTAGGTTACAATCCTGTTGGGTACCAATCTAGTGTGCTACCTTTTAACGCAGCTGGCTCTTCTAATATTCCTGCAGGAATATATACCATACCACGATACTCTTATTTCACTATAAACGGGCTCAATTATACTTTTACTGCTGATACTATTTTTACCAAGACAACAGACGGTAATGAAGATTTAACCACCCTATCACAATCGAGCGTACTGTACCAGGGAACTATAGTGGAGTATCCCATTTATGTTGCAACTGGTACAGCTTTTGAGCAATTTTCTATTGTATCAATAACACCGAACGGACAAAATGAAATTATAGATCATTCCAATATCTTTGTGTATGTAAAAGATAAGACCCAAAAATGGAGTGAATGGTCCCGGGTTGCAAGTCTTTATTTGCAAGAACCTTCCAATAAAAGTTTTGAATGCAGATTAAATGAAAATCAAAGATACACGCTTAAATTTGGTGATGGTGTTACAGGTAAAAAATTAGAACCAGGGGATGTTGTTTCAGTTTTTTATCTTAGAAGTGATGGTAGTAGGGGTGAAGTAGGACCTGGTATGCTAGATAATAATAATTTATTTCTGTATAATTCAATCTTATTTAATAGTATATTTAATGACGTCAAATCTCAAAACATAACATATTTAACTTCTCCACAAGCAATAGAACTTACCTTCACGAATGATACTGCAAGCACTAGCTTCTCTAATCTTGAAACTTCAGAAGATATTAGAACAAATGCACCGAATTTCTTTAAAACCCAAAACCGTTTGATTACTACACAAGATTATGAAAATTATATCAGCACCAATTTTAATAATATCATTGCAAATGTTAGAGTGGTGAACAATTGGGAGTATTTAGCTGAGCATGTGCGCTACCTTTATAACTTGGGTCTTAAATCCCCCAATCAAGATAGTAGAGTTTTATATAATCAGGTTTTATTTGCCGATAGTTGCGATTTTAATAACATTTATGTCTATATAGTACCAAAATTTAAAAGTGTGAATAGTTATAGAATCAAGAACAACTTCCTGACACCCGGTCTTAAAGATACAATCATAAACAATCTGCAAGATATTAAGATGGCGACTGCAGAGATTATTCCAATGGACCCTGTCTATACAGCATTCGGTGTAGGCATTGCTAGTAATGCTGAAATTAATAGCAAACTTCTAACTCCAGATCTGATACCTGAGACAAGGCTCATAATCAACAGAAATACTAGCAGTCTTTTTTCAGAATCAGAAATTAGAAACCAGGTATACAACATTATACAGAATTATTTTGATATTTCTAATGCTACGCTTGGTCAAACCATAAGTTTGACGGAATTAGCTGCAAAAATTTTAAGTGTTAATGGTGTTGATTCTATTCAGACAACACGCACTGTTAACAACCAAACAATTGTCGTGCAGGGGCTATCATTCCTAGCATTTAATCCTGTGTATAGCGACCCAGGTGAAGACATTGCCATTGTTACACAGAACATAACATTACCTTACTTTAAGATACCTTATCTGTACAACGATGACACTCTTCTATCACAAATAGTGGTTCAAACTACTAGCTCTCAAGGGGCAAGTTTAAGGGAGTATTAATCTATGCCGGCCCCGGCGGTTAAAATTTTAACATCAGTGTTTGATGTAGCCAGCGCTAGATCCACATCGTTAAGTTACACACTAAAAAATACTCCTTTTTATTTTACCCCTGTTTGGTCTAGTGACTCGAGCAGAGTTCAGTTTAGTCAATATCAAATTTTATGGAATTTTGGGGATAATACCACGTATGTTGGTGCAAGTGCTGAGCATGTGTACCAATCACCAGGTGTTTATAATGTTACTGCTACTTTTTATGATTTGATAGGCAATGCTTGGACGGTGAATCAGAATACTGAGTCGGAGATCATGAGTCTCACAGCTATTAATGCAATGCCTGATGCAATAGTATTCAATAATTTATTACCAAGTGATAGACCTGGAGTTTATTTGTTACCAGCTGGTCAACGCAGCCAACCATTAGAAATATACCGCTATAATAGCTGGCAAGCAACAAAATTTTTACCAAGTCAAGAATCTACTATCAGTCTGTATGCGAGCGGAAGCACAAGCGATTACCTTTCACCACAAGATTACTACAACAACAAATGGAGCCATTTGAGAGCATATCACACTTTTGTAGAGGTGTATCTGGATCAAGACGGTGTTGTGAATACAAAGATTGTCGATAGCACTCAAACTAGCTCTGTTAGTGTTTATGCAGAAAAATATCAGATTCCATATGTGTGGGATGTTCAATTGAGGTATTACAATTACCCTGCACCGAACACAAGCTTTGCCGGTACTACTGGAACTACGCTTAGTGACAAAACTATTCATTACGTTGATCAAAGACCTAACGATGTACCCTCTGATTCGATTGTATTTTTATTTGCAGCTCCACAAACAAAGTTTTATCTTGACTCTTTTAACATTCAAAACAATCTTTACCCTGGCATACAATTTCCTGTCTATGGATATTTAAACACTGCGTGGCAAACACAATATTTAAAATCCGTTTTTAATTCTGCAGATTATCTTGCAATCACTAGCAATGGCATAACTGTAGAAGGTCAACAAGAAATACCAGGTCCTCTTTCTGCACAGCAGTTGCATTCATTTGATATATATCCTATCAAATGGACAAACACGAACATACCATTTGTAGTAACGTTTAAAGATATTAATAATTTTTCTACAAAATGCTATCCTTTAATTACTGCTTTTAAGTATGATGGAACCGATCCTACAGAAGCCAATACAATAAGTCTAACTCTTCACAAATATGTAGAACTAGATCCACTAGCACCGTGGCAAGCTCTAAGCAGTGTGTGGGTTGATAGTGCAGTATTTGATCTCAATCCAAATGTACCTCTGTACAAAAATAGTGGCAGCTATTTTGGCGGCAATTTAAATGTACCTATAGAAACAAAATCAGCAGTTATTTGTGCGGCAGTTTTAATACAAGACAGTCCATCATTAAATGTAGGAACAACTGTAGGTTTTGCAGGTCAACCAGGACAAAAGATAGTTACCCGGTTTTCCAGAAGACCCATATTTTCAAACTGTAACAACGTTGAAATGACATTAACTTATACAGAAAATGCTCAAACATATACAACTTCACAAAGCTCTTCTGTGCCTATTAGCATCTCACCATTAAGATCATATTTTAAAAACAATCAAGACCGGGTATGGGTAGCAGATTCAGATAATGATTTTGTGTATGTTTATGATATTTCTGGTACAAAATTAAAAGAGTTCGATCTTTCAAATATGCCTTTTTACACTGGTCCAGGATTAGGACCAACCTATGTGAATCTTAAAGGTGAATTGGATAGCTGTAGCCCGGCTAATATAGCCATTGACGGAGATGGAAATGCATGGGTATCATTGTATGATGCTGTAATTTCTATTAAGATAGATAATAATTTGCTCGTTGCCACTGCTAGCGCTGTTCCTAATCTAGAAAACACTGCTTATATTGATTATACACTTTATACCTCGTTAAGTGCTCAGTTGAGTGGCTTTGTTGGTGAGAATTCACTACTACCCTCAGCGCTAGACACTGATACAGAAAACAATATTTGGGTTTCATACTCTCATCCTGTAAGCGGTTTTTTAATTAAATACAGTTCAAATGGAAATCTTTTGAGTGCAATTCCATTTTCTAATGCCTATGCTATACAGGAAATACTAATAGATAGGTTTAATAATATATGGGCTGGCGCCATTTCCTTGCAAGAAACTGATACAAGTGTTGCTGATAAAAATGATGCTATCTATAGATGGGATAAGAATGGTAACATATCTGCAGGGTTTCCGTTAAACACCACTGGTGGGTTGGGTAATATTAATCG